ACGCTCTCGCTCCCGTCGAGCTGCCTGGGCTGCGCTTTATTCTGCCCAACGCTGCGGCCTGGCGCCTGGCGCGTCACGCCGCGGCTGTCGCCTCGCTCGGCAATTACGTGTGGGCTGAATGAGCCAGGAGCCCACGAGGCGCGAAACCTACTACGTGCAGCGCGATGACGTGCACAACGATTACGACCAGCGCAGCGTTGACGAGCTGCGCCGCGATGTGAATGTCGCGCATGACTTCACCAGAAAACTGGTGCGCGAGAAAGATCGGATCGAGCAGCGGCTGGAAACACAAACGCAACTGCAACGGCTGGTCATTAAGGCGCTGACCTGCGTCTGCTCGGTCGAGTTCGTGGTAATCGGTTGGCTCGTGCACATACTGATGCACAGCTTGGGTCGTTGACGCCGTGCCGACCAGGGCTCCGATCGCGAAACCGCAGGGCAGCACCGGTATCTCCGACCGAGATCGGCTGCGCGATCGCAGAGCACGCGGCCTCGGCCGTCTCTACGACTCAGCGCAATGGAGAAAGAGAACGCAGCCGCGCATCCTGCGGCGTGATCCGATGTGCAAGATCGCGATCCTCTGCGAAGGTCGGGGGGCCAGCACAGACGCCGACCACGTCATCCCCGCGGAACAATACGTCGCGCAGCACAATGGCGACGTGCGCTACTTCTTCGATGAGAACAACTTACAAGGCGCCTGCCACCGTGACCACGCCGCCAAGACCGCGCGCGGGGGATAGGGGGGTAGTTTTCGCCTCGGCGATCGCCCGGCGACCGGTTGTCAACCACACACGCGTGACCGCAGCAAAAACATTTTTTCCCGCATGATTCAGTTTTTCCGCGAGTTCCGCTGCTGGCTCTACTTCCGTCACGTGATGGAGCGCCTCGGAAGAGTCAATGGCTGCATGATGTGGCAGTGCGGAATCTGCGCGAAGACCATCTCAGTCGATCAGCGCGACATGCACTGGATCTAATCGATGGGCGGCAGAGGATCCGGCGGCCACAACCGAAAGTCGGCGAAGCGGAAGGCCGTCGAAGGCCACGCCGGCAAGCGCAACCCGCGGCATCCGCGCAAATCGCGGAAGAAAAAGAAAACGGCTGATCTTGTTCCCGCCGGCTACTCCGGTCCGCTCGGCCTGGCGCCGCGGCACCTGAATGCGAAAGCGAAAAAGATCTGGTATGAGCTCGCAGCCATCGTGCCCGCCGGCGTCGTCGAGCAGACCGACCGTTGGGCCTTCGAACTCCTGGTATGTCTAATGCAAAAGTTTCGCGAGGGCTGGGCAAAAAGCGGCGAGGTCACGCAGATCGCAAACCTGCTGGCGCGCCTCGGAATGACGCCCAGCGACCGCAGCCGCGTCAACCCGTCGCAGCCAGTGAAGCCGCCCTCGAGTCCGTTCGACGAGTTCACGTCGCGCCCACAGTAGATCCATCACCGCATGTCACCGCTGCCCTTCGTTATTGCCGTGCCGTTCTCGCCGGAGAGATCCTCGCCGGCAAGTGGACGCGTCTCGCCTGCCAGCGCCAGCTTGATGATCTCGCTCGCGTCGAACGCAGTGACCCTGACTTTCCGTTCTTCTTCGATCACACCGCGGCCGAGCGCGTCTGCCGCTTCGTCGAGCTCCATCCTCACGTCAAGGGCAAGCGCTTTGCTGGCTCGCTTCTTCGCCTCGAGCCCTGGCAGTCGTTCATCCTCACCACGGTCTACGGATGGCTGCATCGCGTCACGCGCCTGCGCCGGTTCCGCCGCGCCTACACCGAGGTCGCAAAAGGCAACGGCAAATCGGCCATGTCGTCGCCATTGTGTAACTACGCCGCCTTTGGAGAAGGCGAGCCTGGCGCTGAGGTCTACTCCGCGGCCACCACGCGCGAGCAGGCAAAGGTCGTCTGGTCGGTCTCTCACGCCATGCTGCGCGCGATGCCGGAATACTGCGACAAGGCCGAGATCGATTGCGCCGCGCACTCCATCAATCAGCTCAGCACGAATTCTTTTTTCCGCCCCTTCTCTGCTGACGCGAACAGCGTCGAGGGGTCCCAGCCCTATTTCATCTGCGTTGACGAGCTGCACGCCCATCCCAGCCGCGAGCTCTACGACAACCTGGACACGGCGAACGGAAAGCGCCAGGGCTCGCTGCTCTGGGCAATCACCACGGCTGGCAGCGACCAGGCCGGCATCTGCTATGAGGTCCATCGCTACGTCATGCGGATCCTCGACGGCACGGCAAAGGACGAAAGCTTTTTTGGAATCATCTACGCCCTCGACGACGACGACGACTGGGCCGATCTCACCAAATTGCCCAAGGCGAACCCGAACTGGGGCGTCTCCGTCGATCCCGAAGAGATCGCGCAGAAGGTCCAGAAAGCTCTGCAGGTCGCGAGCGCGCAGCCCACAGTTCAGACCAAGCATGGCAACCGCTGGGTTAACGCCGATCACGCCTGGATGGACATGGTCAAATTTCGCAAGTGCGCGGATCCCACGCTCCGGATCGAGGCCTTCGCCGGCAAGCCCTGCACCATGGGCATCGACGTCGCCAACAAGATCGACATCATGGCGGCCGCGCAGCTGTTCGCCCGCGACGAGTTCGTTTCAAACCAGCAGAAGCCCAAGCGCCACTACTTCTATTTCGGGAAGAACTGGCTGCCCCAGGCGCGCATCGAGCAGGCGCAGAATTCTCAGTATCAGGGCTGGGCGATCGAGGGCCGCATTCAGACCACGCCAGGCGACGTCAACGACTTCGACCAGGTCGAGGACTGGATCCGCGGCCAGGCTCGCGTCTTTCGTATTTGCGATCTAGGCTACGACCCCTGGAATGCCCAGGAGATCGTGAACCACCTGCAGGCTGGCCGAATGACCTGCACCGAGGTGCCGCAGACCGTGCAGCACCTCAATGAGCCGATGAACGAGCTCGAGGCTGCGGTTTACGATGGCCGCTTTCATTACGACGGCGACCCGGTCATCGAGTGGGCGATCAGCAACGTAGTGGCGCACCGCGATCGCAACGACAATATTTTTCCGACGAAGGAAACGGCCGACAAGAAGATTGACCCCGTGACGGCTCTGCTGAATGCGTTGAATCGCTTTCTTGCGAACCCTCGCCCGGTCGTTGCCTCCCGGCCACTGATCACACAGTTATGAGCACCCCAACGAAAGCGGAAGTGGCCGCGGCCGAGAAGCGCCGGAAAGATCTGGTCGAGGACGCGATGTACTACGGTGGCGCGATCGTTCTCGCGGGAGGCCATGTACTTCCGGCACCATGGTCCTCAGCTTTTGAGATCATCGGATTTTTCCTGCTGCTGCCTCCACTGCTTCAGCTGGGCAGCGCCTTCATGCGTGGCCTAGTGCCGCGCGCCCCCGCAAAGTAACTAAATGGGCCTGATCTCAGAGTTTCGCAGCTCGCTCGAGAACCCGCAGACACCGCTCTCCTACCCGGCAGAGTGGTTGCTCGACATTTTCAATGGAGGCCGCACCGACTCCGGCATCCGCGTTTCGGAGATGGTCGCGCTCCAGGTCACCACATTTCTGGTCTGCGTGCAGATCAAGGCGGGCGCGATCGGCGCGCTCGATCTCCGGATCTTTGAGAAGCAACTGCTGGGAGATGGCCGCGTGCAGCGGCGCATCGCACACGATCACGACCTCTGGGACCTCCTCACCGAAGAACCCAACCCGGAGATGACCAGTTACACCATGCGCGTGACCGCACAGGCTCACCGCATGATGTGGGGCAACTGCTACCTCGAGATTCAGCGCGACGGTGGCAATCGGCCGGTCGGAATCTGGCCGCGCAATCCCTCACGCACCAAGGCGCGACGAGCCGACAAGAACTTTATGATCGGCGACGAACTGGTGCGCGCCGGCGAGCTCTTCTACGGAACGACTGAAGGCACTGAGACCGTTTCGCCGGATCCGGAAAACCCCGGCGGATCGGGAATGAGCAGCGAGCGCGCGATCGCCGCGGCCGACATGATTCACATTCCAGGCCTTTCACTCGACGGCCGCGTCGGCCAAGAACCGGTGCAGCTCGCCCGCAACGCGATCGGCCTGTCGCTGGCAACCGAGAAATTTGGTGGGAAGTTTTTTGCGAACGGCGCTGTGGGCATGGG